ATCTCAAGTGGTATGAATCCATGGTCAACGTGAACAATCTTAATATAATTTTCTGCAAAGTATACTGGATCCTCTGCACATTTCATATATTCCTTGATTTGGTCAGGTGTATACTCTATAGCCTCATTTGATCTTTTGAGGTAAGTATTTCCAAGATATCCGTTAGTCACTGTCACCCTTTATCATTTTAAGAAGATCTGCAGTTGATACAATAAGATTATTATTAGTTACCTCTTGTTTAGCAGGATTTGCTTCTTCTTTAGCATATCTCTTTTTAGTACTCATCTCAACATAATCTTTGTTAGCGTCGAGTAGTGTTTTCATTAAAGTAGATACAACCTCAAATGCTCTCGGTGATTCTGACTGTTTGGCAATCTCAACCATTTCTTTTACTGAGTCATCTCCTAAACTAATAATGTTTTCAATATTAGCTTTAGCTAACTCAATGTCTTTTAAATTTTCTTCTGCACCAGCATCAAATGGCACGGGATGTTGTACAGGTTGTTCGGCAGGTAAGTTTTCTACTTCTTCATTAGTGGAAAAAGCATTGATAGGCAAATCAGGCAATTTGTCTGGATTTAATTCGTCCAGCTGGTCTTGCTTTTCTTCGTCATGTATATCGTTTAAAGATCTCATATTAAGAGCTTGTGCCATTTTATCTTCTTTCATTGACTATTTATCCTTCTTCAGTCATCTTCCAGTCAGCATCTTTATTTACCCAAGCACAAGATTTTCTCAAAGACGATGTACTAAACCTATGGTCTCGTTTATTAAAGAAGAGTTCGATATCTCGTTTACGGCAGATATCTTTACCTGTAAATTCTTTATCTCTATATTCGTCACCTAAAATACGAACATCAATATGATACAATTCCAAAATATCCATAAGGTCTCGCTCAGAGTTGTAAGGAATAATCTCATCGACATATCCAATTGCTTTGAGTTGTGTGTATCTTTCTACTATTGATTGTATAGGTGGGTTCTTTTCTTTAGGTCTATCTAATGCAGGGTCCATTTGTAATCCTACCATTAAATAATCACATTGTGCTTTAGCATCTCTTAGCATCTGAACGTGTCCTGCGTGTAACAAATCAAATGCGCTGCATGTAAATCCAATTCTCATCATATTTCTCCAATATCATATTGTAAATCTAATTTTATATATTATAACACACTTTAGAGCAAATGTCAACTACTTGGTGCAGTATTTGCAATATTAGGTGCGTAATCCCAATTATCATCATAGTCAATCAAACTATAATCGACTGAAAGCTCTTGGTCAGTTGTTGGCTCATTGTTTGCTGTCATACCTGGTTGTAAGGTATAAAATTCTGAAGGTTCAGTATTACTAGTCGAGTTTGTAGCGTATCGAACATCGATAAACTTAATAATTCCTTTCTCTTTTTCGGGTCCAAAGTACCATGCTTTCATAGTAAAGTTGAGTGTATATACAATTGCTCGCCTTTCGTCAAAACTGCCTTCGTACACTTCGTCCATTGAAACACCATTTAATATCAAAGGGATATCAATAGGCTCTACACCTTCTATTAATCTAACTGTTTGTGTATAGTCTGGATTAAAGAAAGGTACTATTTGTTCTAATAACTTAACTGCATCTTCTTGGTATTTAGTCATAATAAACAATTGGAAATCTAAGTTATAAGGAACTCCAGCATAATGAAACTTACGGCCGCCAGCTGCGTCGTCTACTGTAATTTTTCTTATTTTAGTAATAGGTGATATTTTACGCTCAGAATCATATTGCATATTTGTCAATTCAAATGACATACGAGGTAGAGTGATCGCAGCTTTAGCTTTATAGTCTGGATTCTGATCTAATCTAGATAATATCTTTTGATATGGCGCGTAAGAGATTGGCACAATCATTGATTGTTGTGTTACTCCACCATTATCAACTCTTTTAACTTGTAATTGGTTGAAGTATGTACCAAAAAGGGCCACATATTTACGTGTCGTTGTGTTGTAGAAATAGTTAGCTATGGCCATTAGGAATCACTTATATTAATATTTTCTGTGAAAGGATCGCTTTCTGAGAAATCCAGAATGTTATCGCCTTCTTGTTCGAACGTAAAGTTTCTTGCAAGAGAATCACTTCCGTCAATTTCTGTATTTGCAAGGTCTTGTAAAGTAGTAGTACTTGTGGTATCTATATCATCGAAATAGTTATCAATGTTTGGATGTCCAGTATTAAATCTCTGGCCAGAATATTCTATTAACTCACATCTCATGTCTTGTACTTGTAAAGCACCAGTTTGATAGAATACACTCTCATGCTCTACGAATTTAATCTCAAACATTTTTTCGTTGAGTGGGAAGTATATTAAGTCGCCTTCTCTAGGTCTTATTATCTCAACAACTTCACGAGTAACATGTCTTTCGAATGTTCTATTAGCTACAGTAAATGTTATACTATCACGGATTTGTAAACCGAATTTAGATAAGAAATCACCTTCACCCTCAAATCCATCAACATTTTTAACATAAGCTTCAAACTGAAACATTTCATCATATAGTGGCAAATCATCTTCGTTTAAAACATCGTCACGAGCACCTATGGAGCGCTTGACGTACATAACATCAACTCCATACATTTTAATGCTCTCGATAACTAAATCATCAATTAAATTCTGTTCGTTAAAGTTATCGTAGTTTCTAAAGAATACATTGGTTGCCATCTAAACATTATCCAATAAAGTTATAGGTAAGAGGTTGGTAAGAACGAATTGCTTCTTCTTCCATCTTCTCTCTTTCTGCTCGTGCTTCTGAAAGAATCTGTTCACCATTAAATGTAACTCCACCGACTAATTGCATTCCGGAAAACTTAGTTAAATTTAATCCCCAATTTTCTCTTACTAAAACTGTTGCGTAATTTTGTAACCAACGATCGCCCCAAACATCTCCGTAAGTATCACCATCAATAACATCATATGCTTCAATAATAATATACTCGCCGGGTGTAAGAAAATCTTTATTGACATCGATATATAAACGATTAACGTGTTTATTATATCTAATCATTGGTTTACCTACAAGAATTTCTTGCAGGAATTGTAAGTGGCTCATTGACATATAATAGTTTTGGACATTATAGCCAGTGATATCTTCAATGTTATTTAAAACAAATTGATATTGAACATTAAAAATACCAGAACCAGTTGAAAGGTTAGTTGTTAATGGAAAGACACCAGATATACCAAGTAATCCAGTCGGTAATGTGATAAAACCATTTTCTCTATCACCCTTAGTAACGGCTGTTATAGTTGCAGTTGTACCTGAATTTTCACCAGTAATAACTTCATTTGCTTCAAAAGGTATTAATTCTTTATGAGTAAGATCTGGATAAACAACAGTAGAGCCAGCTGAGTCTTTAGCAACTTTAGCAGTAGCACCCGAAGTACCACCAGTAATTGTTTCACCTTGTGTAAAATTATCAGCTACTGCAGAATCAAGAGTTAAACTACTTGCAGTGATTTTGTGTTTAAGATAAACTTGTTGGCTGCCATTGTAATGATAGTCTCTCCAAAAAGATACAGCTTCGTCAATTCGATCTTCTACCTGCTCATCAGATACGTTAATTTCTATAACAGGCGCGCCGATTTTTCTAAGGACATAATCCTTAAAAAGTTCTCTTGTATTTGGTATTGCCATATCTTTTCTCTTTATTCTCTAATAGTATTTATCATTAGTAAGTTGAAGTTGCTGATGTATAAACACGTAATCTAAATTGTTTTAATAAACCTTCGTTTGAAGAATCACCGGCATACAATTTAATTATTCCGTCAGTTGCATGCGTTTTACTGTCATCTGATAATGAACTAATTATTTGTTGTATATTTAATGTAATTCCAGTCGAAAGGCTTGATGTTATCCAACCACTACTATTACTACCACTTGCCAGCACGTTTCCAGCCAAGGTTCTTAAAGGTACTGTTACACCACTAGCATTTGTTAATGTATTAATTTCGTAATCCATTTTTAATTTTGTACAGGTGTTGGTTGTTGTGAATCTATAATGCTCTTCATTAGGGACTTCACGAATTACGGCATAATACTCATCGCTGTTATATACTTCTTGATAAGCACCTACTCTGTATGTATAGTTATCGTTATCTCCTGGTACTGAATCGCCTACACTCCAAGTCGAACCCATAACAAAACCAGCATCATATACTTTTACACTGTTATAATAGATGTCACCTCTTGCTGTATCATTAAAACCTTCGCCATCAACATAATTCACTTCTTTTACACCGTATGAGTATGTTGATAAGCTTCTATTATATTGTGGACTGTCAGAATCTCCAGTCGCATCTGAGAAGTCATTTAATAATGGTGGCCTAGAAGCAACAGGTCTAGTTGAATTAGTTAGGTCAGATGTACCTGACTCTCCAGATGCAGATGAATCGTCTTCTACTCTAAGCTGGCATTGATTTGAACCAACCAATTTCCATATTAATGAAACACGACTTGATGCAGCTGCTGAAGATGGAGCATTAGCAAAACCGACTTGAGAAGCTTGAACCCCTTGCTCATTTGAACCAGTTTCAGATTGAATCTCTTCAATAGTTGTTGTTCCTGCTGGTGCTGAACCTCCTCCGCCACCGCTGACGCCACCGGCTTCACCGACTTGAGCTCCTATTCCAGCTCCTGAGTTAAAAACGTGTGTTGGCATAATTTTCCCCTTAAGCGTTACCTACATATCTCATTTCATAATACCCTGTGGCAAGTATATTTGAACCGCCAGAATCAGAAGCAATTTCTACTTTAATTACAGCATTTTCATCGGCATATAGGGTTATATCTCTTGAATCTCTTACTTGGAACTCTCTATTAGAAGTTAATGCAATCCAACTATTAATTGTATCACTGTCAGGAACAGATAAGTTTTTAGTACCACCAGAGTTCTGAACTCTGATATAGTATGTTTGTGACGGTGTAATATTATTCCATTGAGTTGATGTGTGTAAGTATCTACCTGAACCACTAACATTGTAAACAGATTCGTATTTGTAAATATTTCCGTCTGCAGCAAATTCCCAGCCCATAACTAAATCATGGTTATTAGTAGTAGGAAAGTCTTGAAAAAAGACTGGACTACTTGAAGTTCCTGATAAGGCAACTGCTTCTGTTGGTGTTGATGCTAGTGCGCTAAAACCAAATGCTGTAGCGTCAACTCTATTAGAGTCGTGACAAATCATATGAATTTGCCATTTTCTATAATCTGACCAAGTCGGCTCAGTACCATCTGCCCAGTTAAATTCAGATGAAAATGTTGGTGCGTGTGGTGTTGTAGATATATCCATAACAAGAACAGCAGATTTACCTGCAGCTGCACCTGAAATACTAAAAGTTGTATTACCAGCTAAAGTTGCTGTCATAAATGGTGTAGTAAAATTAATAGTGTTTGTAATTACAGTACTATTAGGATAAAAATCAGAAGAAATAGTGCTGTCTGTATCAACAATATTTACGAGCTTTCTAGAATCTGTTATTACCTCAGTTCCATTTACTTTAATAGCCATTACTCTTCTCCACTCCTAAGACTCTCTGCAATGCTCCATAATTTTTTATCTAGTTGTAAATCGTTTTCTTCGGCATCATCGTGCTCTGGAATCATATAATAACAATCAACGAATTCGTTATTAGCATTTTTATGTGTAACTTTAACTTCTCTAAATTGTCCTTGTATTTTCATAGCGCTGCCCAACTTGTTGAAAGTATAGATGCTGTTGTAGCATCCCAACATGTAATATAATGAGCCCAATATCTTGCAGTTGAAAAATCTGGTTCTGTATCCTCGGGCCAAAGAATAGTACCACCCGTAAAAGTAAATGATTGGTCGTGGCCAGATGATGATGCATCTACTAATATCGTTAACGCTCTACCAGATGCTGCTGAGGCCGCGGATAACGCCCAAGTTACATCTCCATCTAGTCCTTGAGGTAGATACGATTTCATACTTCTTAAACCATCACCACTTTGTGAAAAAGCTAAGGTTGTTGTACCTGATACTGCTGTAAGTACTGATGCGGTACCTATTTTTAAGTCACTATAATTTCCGTCGACACCAGTTACTTTAATAGTTCTTGAGTCTGTTATTACTTCTGTTCCTGCTACTTTAATTGCCATATATTACTCCTTAGAACGCTGGTGTGTTGCCGTAGTTTGATGTACATGTTAATTGTCCAAAATTAACCTCTGCAGTGGCGTATAACGTACCTTCAACACTATCTACAATTTTAATTCTAAAGTCGGCAGCTGGGCCAGAAAAGCTTGCTGTTGTTTGCGTGGAGTTTAAGTCTGAGCTAGTTGATACTGATTGCCATCCAAAAAATAAACTTCCAGATGTTGGAACAGTATAGTATGTACCACTACTGTAGCCATCATTAGTTGGAAGAGGTCCATAACTGTAACCGTTAGATGGGTTTGTGTTTCCACCAGTACAACTTTGAGTTTGTACATTATATTGCGCTGTAACTGAAGTAATATTACTCAATCCTGTGTAGTCAGCATAAGATGTATATTGTGTCGAACCGCTATTAAAATTACCGCTACCATGAACTACAGCTATTCTATTATTAGTTGTTTGGTGTTGAAACGAAACCCACACTGCTGACCAAGGTTGACTAAAAGTACCGTAACCGGACACGGTTGTATCCCAGCTACTATTAAATGTCCAGTTACTTAAACTTGAAGAAGCTGCAGCAGGATCGTCAAATCCAATAGCTGTACAAAGATGACTTCCAGTTGCACCAACTATAACACTTACTTGCCACCATCTATGACTTGACCATGATGGAGTTGAAGGAAAACTAAAAACACTTGAAGCAAAACCAATTGTATGTCCACTTGCTGACCTATCAATAAGTATTGTTGCATGATTACCAGCAAAGTTATTTTGAATACCTGTAAAGGTAAAATTACCAGTTAAAACTTTTTTGTGTAACGGTATCTCCATGTCGAGATTACCAGTAGCTGTTGCTGTATTATTTACAATTGACGTGGGATGGAAATTGTCAAAATTTCCTCTAAGGCCATAAGTGCCTGAATTGTCTAATATGCGTGAATCATTTAATACTGTTGTATTACTGACTTTAAGCGCCATCTTCGTCTCCTGTGACTATTAGCGTTAATTAATTATTTAGTATTATTTATATTAATCACGACGTTCTATATCATTTTCGTCTAAAATATCGCCTAACCACACTTCGATAACTTTAGCAGGTTCAGTTCCTACATTAGTTGCTTTGTGCCAAACTCCTTTTGGAATATCAATACTTTGACCTGGCCAATATACTTTTGCTTCTGTTCTTCTCATACCATAATCTAATTCCATAAGAATACTACCAGAAACAACATGCCAATGTTCTGATCTATGTTGGTGACGTTGATCGCTTAATGATTTTCCTGCATTGAAAGATAATTCTTTAACTTGCCATGTGCCATTTGTATCTAAAACTGTATAGGTTCCCCATGCTCTTTCAACACTTGGTTGTGACCATTCTTTTAATATCCAACTGCTTGAGTTTTTCTTATCATTTCCACCAGTACCAAATTCAAATTCCACTCCTTCAACTACCATCTCAGGAATATTATCTTTTGTTCTATCACCACCATTTACAAAAACAATCGGGTCGTTTGGGTATAATACTTTGACTTGTTCTAATGCGTGAATTGCTGTTCCGTCAGAATCATCAAAAGAAATAACTAAGTCTACACATGCAAGTTCTCTTACAATTGCAGCGCGTTCTTCCCAAGGCATAAAGAATTTACCTTTCTTTCTTATAAGCCATTCATCAGAATTTAAACCAACAATTAATCGAGTACCACTTGAACTCGCGTCTTTTAAATATTCAATGTGGCCAGAGTGTATTGGGTCAAAGCCACCTGTTGCTACTACTGTAATCATAACACTTCATTATCCTCATTTAGTTCGTCCATAAAATAATCCCAAATAAAATTGATATTATCTTTTGCTATCATTTCCTTCGGAATATCGACAACATCTGGATGTACGTACCAATCTTCGTATGGGTGTTGAGGTGAGAAAGCAACGTCATTAACTAGTAATATATAACCTGCTTTCTTTAAAAGCGATCGAGCTTGATCGCGGATATCAGTTCCTAATCTATAAGAATCATGCTCGAATGTGATAGTACCAAATTTGTATTGATCAAATGGAATATTTTTGAGAATTTCAATACTTGCTTCATCACAATCAATTTGTAAATAATCAATTACTGGATCCATACAGTGTAAATTAAATAACTCTTCGTATCCAATCTCTTTTGCGTCTGCACAAATAACAGTGTTCTTTCTATTTTGTTTGAAATTATAACATAAAGCTTCTGAATTGTCAATAGAAATACCTTTCCAATTGAATTTTTCTTCAAGCAAAGCTGTGTTATTATGAATTAATGGATCGCCTGAACCAATTTCTAGATAGGTACCATTTTGTTTACCGTCATTAAGTGCTAATACAAATAAGTCTTGGAAATGTTTAGAATGATTTTTTTGTATATTTTGTATACCTTCAAATGGAAACTTAAACCTATGCATATCGTCAATAGTATAAGGTAGAGTATCTGGGTACCAAACATTATTAATCATGGTATCTACTTTTTCTTTATACTTTTCAGGCATTGTTGTTCTATAACGCAAGTCAAAGAAAGCATGTTTACCAGTTTGTGTACCAGCAACATACCAAGTTGATAAAGCGTTAAAATATAAAAGTGCTTTATAACCGTCATATCCAGGAATACCTAAATCATCATGTTTACCACCATTCAAATAATGCTCTAAACCAAGTTGAGAATGCATCTTAACTTGTTTCCATTTATGATTAGGCTCATAAAATTCTGAAATAAAGAAGTGTGCTTCAGGTCTATATGGCATTAATGCTATAGCGTCTAAATATGCAGTTTCAACTGTATGAAATCTATTATTTTGTCTTTGATAACACCTTGCAATACCAATCATTGATTTATATTGAAGTAACTTATCTTCTGTCAAATCTGCTGTTTTAAGATATAACGAAACACCCATTGCACCTTGCTCTAAGCGATCGTACTCTGCAGCTAAATCATATAGCTTATATGGATTTTTAGGATCTAGGCAATGTTCGTTTAATAATTCTTGTATCATAATCTATCCTTTAGCTACAAAATCAAAGAATACCTTTTCAGGCATCTTAAGTATAAATGTACCATTATCTTGGTAACCATAAGCAATTAAAACATTACCATCTAAGAAACACATACCTGTAGCAAACTCAATATTATATTCATAGCCGGTCGTGTGGTCAATCTGGGTGCCCATAAAATGGAAGTCTTTGGTATTACGTATTATGTTCCATTCATCGTCCCACACGATAATTCTGTGATTATAGTGGCCATCCTTTCGTTGAAATGCATCTTTATATAAATCAGTCTCGTGTGTAAGACATAATCTATTACCATTTCCAATTGGAACAATCTGTGTTCCGCCTCTTAAATCACGAATAAACTGTGGATACTTTTTGCTCTCGTCTAAATGGACTGTGGTTGTTGTTCGAGTATCAGCATCGTATTTGATAACTTCTGTTGGATTACACCATTTAACAAAATGCCATGGCATGTCAAGAACTGGCATCCAGTTCTTTTCACAATAGGTACCATCGTCACCTGGAGCAGGAATAGGATGTCTTCCTATTTCTTGCCATTCATTATCAATAAATTCAATTTCGCACATTTCCATACGACCAGTGCCTTTATCGTCGTACGCGTCTCTTCGTACTCCGCAAAGAAATAATCGTCCTTCCCATGCAAAAAGTCTTCCATCTTCTAGACCAATAAAGTTCCAGGTAGGTTCACCTGTATCTAAATTCATCTTAATACGTCCAGCTGATAAGATGTTCATATTGGGGTCGAGCTCACACATAATGTTATGAGTCGTTAATGTGACATCGTTTTCTGGATGGATATATTGAAGTGGACCCCACAGATGTGGGAATTTTTTGCCTTCTGAATGATAAAGCGTATAATTGACATGGCGAACGTTTAAAAGAATCCGACCTTCGTGAATGAAGATCGAAGGATTCATTATACCAGTTTCGCCAGTTAGCTCTTTCGGAAGTGTTATCGGGTGAATAGAACCACCACGCTTTAAAGCGTGATAGACCAATCCATGATGACGCAAATCATGCATAATAACTCCATTATGTAAAAATACTATATTATATTATAACACACTATTGTGTTATTGTCAACTATTATTTATGACCAGGGAACAGCCCTAGTAACTTCGTCGACTTTAGCCATCTTGCCAGCAATTTTAGCGTTATAGTCTTCGATAAGAGTTGGTGTGATTGCAGTATCTAACCATCCAATCACAGTTTCTTCAGTCAAGTCATTAAAGGCTACAAAATCACCTGCAGCAGTGCTGCTTGTATCTAGTGTAGTGTAGCCATTAATTTGAGCAGTATCTCCGTCACCTTTAAGACCAGTCCTATTCCAGTGAATAGTGACGACAGAGTCGAGTAACTCAACACCGTCAGCACTTGTAGAAGTTCTGGTAACTAGTTGTTTAATCTGCCAAGAATAATTCATTATTATTCTCCGTCAGGATCTACTGGGTCATCTACCATATCAGCTGATGGATCAGGTGTTACATCCGAACCGTCACCCCAAGGCATTGCTGCATCTTGAGTTAGTTCTTCTTCAATCTGACCGACAACTCGATCTAGAATATGATCACAGTAACCTTGATCGTTCAAAACATGTGGTTGAATCCAACCTAAAACAGTGTCTTCGGTTAAATCTTCAAAAGCAACGAACGAACCAGCAGGTACCATTGATGCGTCTAGTGGAGTAGCTCCGCTAAATTCACCAGTTTCACCGTCTTTAGTTCCAGTTAGTTTCCAATATGTTTGAACAATAGCGTTACTTAAAGTAGCGCCTTCGCTATTTACTTGATCACGTCTGCGGATTGAGGTAACTTCCCAATTCCAAGTGTAATCTGTACTTAGTGCCATTTTTATTTCTCCTATAAAAAATCTATTTATTAATCTTCTGATGCATTCTCAAAATAGTCTAATGATTTCAAGTGAGTATACGCTTGAACAATATGACTATCCGAAGAATCCATATCTATAAAAAATCTACATCTTTGGTCCAAACCTTTTGTACCAATGTGTAAGTCTGCTTCGACTTCTGTTGCGTTTAAACCTGCAAAGCCGATAGGTTTATTTCCATCGTCTCGAGCTTGCTTGGATGCCCAGATAGTAACATAACATTCTGCTATATATCCAGCTTTCCAATAAACTTCTGTACCTTCTTCTCTAACACCATTATTGGTTAAACCAGTTGGTGTTGAAGCATCAGGTGGAAGTGGAAAATCTTCCATTCTTTTTTGTACTTTGACATCTGTAACTACAAAATATGCATCAGGTGCAGTTAGCCCCGTGCCAGGTACTTCGTATGATTGTATTAGTGCCATGTTATTTGTTCTCCATTTTATTCATTATATTATATACCATTTCTTCAAGTTTGTCAATCTTTTCTTGTTGACTATTTATTATTTTTTGTTGGTCTTTATGAGCTTCAACGAGTAGACCGACCATCTTAGGATAATCAATACCGAACTCATCGTCTTCAACATCGTGTGTTACAACCTCAGGAACAATTTCCATTACTTCCTGAGCGATAAGACCCATCTGTTTGCCTTGGAATGAATTATCACGTTCTTCTTCCCAATCAGAAAGTTTTCTTGTATATGTTACACCACGTAATTGTAATACTTTTTCTAAACCATTTTCAATGGTCTCAATATTTTCTTTACGACGTTCATCTGAGTAAGCAACGATGTTACCAGTACACCAAAGTGAACCATTAACTTGCATACGATAACCGCTTCGTGTTGATGATGAAGCAACACCCATACAGTTATTACCGCGGTTATGATAAAGTAACCATCTACCCAAGTCTTCGTGATAGAATCCGCCATTACCTGAACCATCCCACATTAAATGAGGGTCATAGCCAGCATCGTGGAATGATATACCTCTCCAACCACTTCTTGAACCTCTGAAGTTCCAAGAACCGTAATTGGTTAAAGCGTTAGGTTCAAAGTGAGCACCGTTATGAGATGAGTAAATACCTTGGTTAGCACCAGCAACTCTTAACCATGTATTCGCATATGTATAACTTGAGCCACCATTGATTTGGAATCTAACAGTTCCACTATTATAATCATTGAAGAATCTAATACCACCATACGATGGGTTAGCTGCCATAGATACACCAGTATGATACTGGAATACCATATCTGGATATGGATAACTCCAACTACCAGACTCTTGGAATCCGTATGAATATGGTGAACTACTTCTTGTAATACCGGAGTTACCACCTGCATAAGGTGAGTTAATTCTGTTAACAGTTAACTGATTAAGTCTAGAAGTAGAAGCAGGGTCAGAATAATAGCCAGTATTGTTATAATCATACATGATTGGCGTTCTTAACTGACTGAACGCGTATACAATACCATTTGTATCTACTCTCATTCTTTCAGCACTAGAACCATTGTAGAATCGTGCTCTACCATTTACATAATAGTTAAAGTAAATGTCGTCGCCACCTTGTGGATCTAAGTGTAAGTTACCATTTGTAGCAACAACTGATGCATAAGAACTTGTCCAATGTCCGTTACCACCAACATATAGATATTGTCCCCAAGATGGGTTAGGTCCGTGTAATATACCACCGCGTACTCTTAATGCTGCGTTGGATGTACTATTTGGATCTAAGTAATATCCAGAGTCGTTAGCATCATAGTAAGCACCGGCATACATTCCACCACTGTTACCGCTGTTCTCATCTAATACTGGGACTGTTCTCCAACTACGGAATCCTGACCAAGTAGAACGGAATCTTAAGTTAGTAATTGGTCCACCTGCTAACTGCCACCCATATCGAGCTGAACCGTTAGTATAGTGATATGCCTGAACACCAACCCAGTGAGATGTACCTGATGGCTGATTAGGTGGACTACTCCAAGAATCGAAGAAGCCTGAACCCCAGTTTGCAACTGTGTTCATGTCAATACGACCCCAACCTACTGCACCCGTCCAATAATCAGTATTACTTGTTATACGAGGTCTTGCTCCATAGTATTCAGCAGACGATCTTGTCTGACCTGATATCATCATGTGAGCTTTAGTTCGGTTACTTACACCTTCAAATCTTGTACTGTTTATAGAAGCACCGTTGAAGTAATAAGCTGTATTGTTACTATCATAGAAGATAGGAGCTCTCATACTTGATTCGTTATTGAGATAACCTAATCTAGTATTTGTATAAGAACCATTCCAATACCATAACCAGCTGCTGTCATTGTTGTGAACACCAAAGTTATTACTGTTACCAGTACCAGATGACATGATACACCATTTTCTATCAATGCCGTATCCTGACCAACCGTTACGTCCTGTTGCATATGTTGAAACGTTACCGTATGAGTTACCTTCTGCTTGCGCACCACGTAATCCATATCCATAATCCTGGAAGTAAAGACCAGAACCACCGTCTGCTCTAAACCAATCGTTAGCATATACTGCTCTTAGTCTAGATGTAGCGTCTGGATTAACATAATACGCCGTGTTACTTCTATCATAGAAATATTGTGAACGGAATGAAGATGATGAGTAAGAGTTACCATCACACATTGCTTGGAAGTACCAACCTGAGATACCACCCGTTGCTGCACCGTGTTGACCAACATAGAATCCTGTTGAACCTGAACTATTATTGTTATTTGAGTCGAGGTTAAAGAAGATATCATGGTAAGAGTTGAATCTTAAATCGTCTGTTACACCGCCACCATTATCACGAGATGAAATACTGTGATAGTCAGAATCGTTTCCGTAGAATGTAATAAAGTCACCACGATCTCTCATATTGAGTCGGTCAACAGTGACTGTTCTCATTGAAGCATCACCAGAAGAATTATGTATATAATAAGCAGTATTATTTCTGTCGTATACAATATTAGCACGGAAGTCGTTAAAGTACGAAGTCGATGCCATATCAGCATAGTAAGATGTATTGTTACGGTCGTAGTAAATTGTAGCTTGGATAGCTCCACTTACATAAACTGTTCTACCAACATACCACTGAAGATATAAGTCACGGCCTGAACGAGAGTCAAGGTGTAAGTTACCATTAGTTGTTGCAACTGAAGCATAAGAACCAGACCAATGTCCGTTTGTACCAACTGCTAAGTAATCGCCCCAAGATGTGTTAGGTCCGTGTAATGTTCCACCTCTTTGTCTTATTGAAGAGTTTGAAGTAGAGTTCGGGTCCATGTAATAACCAGTGTCGTTATTATCATAGAAGATTGGAGCACGGTAAGAACCACGAGCATACATGTAACCACTTGCTGATCGCTCTTCCCAAGTACCATTAAAGTATAGTGATGTATAAGAGTTTCTATACCACAGTTGCATCCACTCGTTATCAGTGTCGTTGTAAAGACCAATAACACTAGAATCAGCTGACATCAATACGAATCTATCATTAATTGAGTAACCTTCCCAGCCACCTTTACCACCGCCTTGAACAGCAACTGAACCATAGTTACCGTTAGGATAATCGAAGTAAACACCTGTGTTATTATCGTAGCATGGATAAATTCTATTAGCTAGTAATGTATTAAATCTTGATGTACCATCTGGATCAATATAGTAACCAGTGTTCTGTCTACTTACAAATCTGTTTGCACGCATATCGCCTTCAGCGTATACGTTACGGTCATTTTGTAACCAGAATATAGAAACGTTATTACCACTTGACCAACCTTGACCAATACCATAATGTGGGTTTGTTTGGTTGGGTGAATAACCGAAGTGTAATGATGTTGCGTTTGTAGCAGCAGTACCAATTACCCAATGCTTAAAGTTACCTGAAGAAGCATTTGAACTATCGTAAGCAACAAATCTTAATGTTGGACCGTGAGTACCATTACTAATCTCAGATGACATAATATTCAACTGAGGAT